CCGACATTGCCGTCTTCATTTATAGTCATTCTAGCATCTTCAATACCGCTGATTCTAGTAACAAACTCCATAGAACCACTACCAAGAGTATGATCATGCTCTCTTACTTGTATGTGAGCTAAATTTCTATTGCCACCATCACTATCTTTACCTACAAAATATAACTGAGCGGCAACAGTCCCGTCAGAAAAACTACCATAACCATGAATACCAATCTTTGCCGGGTCAGTATCACTAACAACACTTAAATTAAAATCAGGACTCGCAGTGCCTATTCCGACTTTGCCGGAAGAGTCGATGCGCATAGCTTCGGTTGAATTTGTGCAAAGACCCATTTGATTTGATGCTGGTGAATACATTCCAACCCCGGTTGCCGATCCGCCATTGCTAACACCTACAATCGAGCCTGTAGCAAGAATCTGACCATTTACCTCCAATTCAACACTCGGTGAGGTTGTCCCCACTCCCACTTTTGTTGTGCCAATAGCTAGTGCGGACGCTGTGCCCTCGCCATCTAGCACGGCCTTAACTGTAGAGTCCACTCCGTCTGTGTAATCTCCTACCTGAAGCAGACCTTTGTAGGTGCTTGCAGGTGTTTGATTTGCTAGATCGCTCATTAGACTCGGTAAGCTATGACTGCACCGCTTGTAAGCGTGAACGAAGTTGTGCGTCCATAAATTGGTGTACTTGGAGTCAATGTAGTCGCATCCTGTCCTGTGCAGAGATCTGCGATGTTATCGATATTACTTGTGATGCTCGCCAACACTGTGTCTTCGGTTGGTACGATGCAAAAGAAGTCACCTGTAACTGCGTCCGTTGTATTAATGTATTCTCCTCCGTTAAGTCCTAATCCTCTGTATTCTGATGCCATTTTAAATATTGGTTGAGTATGTTGTTCCGTATGTTACGAATTGTATAAAGTTCTGCTGACCTTGCTGACGCTCTAGTTTATCTAGCTCCATCGTTATAAGTGATTCAGCCTGTTGAAATGCGACCTGTCCTTTTTCCATTTGACCATCTGCGGTTAGCCAATCCCCGTATGCTCCGTATGTGGCATACTCGCTAAATACATAAGGGAAGTTTGTGCTAGTAGATGAGTAGTCGATAAATGGTGCGCGGAATAATAAGAATACAGGCTTCGTGCTGTTGCGATTTGTGAGTACAACTTTTCCATATCCACTACTTGCGTACTCCACGCGGAATGCGATCTCGTTAGTGAATCCGGTATCGTAGGGATCATTATTTGATACGCGAAGGACTTCACCAATCTCAGTGTTGAAATCAATCACATTCATGATGGTGGATACTGCTTCTGCTCCGCTTCCCCCGCCTCCTGAAAAGGATACTGTGGGGGCAGATGTGTAGCCTGTTCCACCTGCGGTGACTGCCACTCCGTTTACTGAACCATTGGAGTCGATTGTTGCAGTAGCGGTGGCTCCGCTTCCGCCTCCCCCGCTGAAACTAACCGTTGGAACTGATGTGTACCCTGTGCCTCCACCTCCTACAGATACATTGCGCACCTGATTGTCAGGTGTTTTTTGCTCCAGGCGGATAGTGTCAGGCCATCTTGTGCGCTCCCATGCCAATCTACCAAAGCGATTGAAACTACGAACTGCCGCATTTTGCTCATCCGTAAGTAACGAGTCAACGCCCACCAGGTGTTTAAGATTGGTGAGCATCGTACTGACCGTTACTTCTCTCATGCCGCGTTGAAGCTAGGTCCGCTAAAGGACTTCTTGGTTAAGGACTCGGCCTTGAAGGATGGGTTGTCGCGAAGGTACTCTTTTATGAAGCTCTTATCGCCCCAACATCCTGGCTTAAATTGATGCCAACGAAAATAATCGCGGGCGGGGATGGATGCTTTTAATTGTCCAAGCCCATCTGCTTTGGCGGAACCCATCTCGCGGTTCTCTTTACGGCATTGTGCCTCACGCATTGCGAGTTGTGATTTTTCCATGTCCACTTCGTAACGCAAATAACGGTCGAGGTTCTTCATGAACTGCGATCCGTTTCCGCTTTTCCAACTTGGTAAGAATATTTCCGCCATTTTTAGTAAAGGTTAGAGGGAGGTCCGCATCGCGAACCCCCCTCCGTTAAAAACACGATTAATTAAAATATCCGTGTGCTTTAGGGCTATAACACGCAAGGCCCGCTACGAGATCTGCAAAACCTCTGCGACCTCCGCCACGATTCTCAAGCTCAGAAGTAGACTCAGCTTTAAGCATGTGGATACCTACATACTCAGGATCAATAAGGAGTCCTGCGTCTGCATCAATAGTAGCCGATCCGGATGTTCTGTTTACAAACACGGATGGCACGATTGCCACATTTCCGAAATCACCCTCATAAAAATTCACAGTCAAACTGATCTTCTTACTCTCAGCAGGTTGTGTGATTTGATAATTAAGGGCAGTTGTGGAACCTTCCTGACGAGCGAAGTTTGAGATTTCGCGTTTAAGTCCAGGACCTGCAATCAAGGTGAGTTGTCCACCAGGCATTCCGTTGGCTTCGTAAAGCTCTTGGAGTACTGCGTTGAATGTAGTCTCAGTCTGTGTTCCGGTTGTGTCGTTAGCGACATTTTGGAACCCGGCAGGTACATCAGCAGGTTGACCACCAACTCCTAACCATTTAAGCATACCGCGAGTTTTGTATGGATTGGATCCATCGTCAGCGTCACGGTCTTGTGCGGAACAAACAGCGGCTTCAAGATCTCTTTTGAGTTCGCGAACTGCTTTACTTTCGGCATTTGCGTACTCGCTTGCAACTCCGGCTGTATCTACGATTTCCTGAAGATCGGAAACTGCGTAAGTTCTGCGAAGCTTTTGAACATAGTTACCAAGCTTTGCACGGTTTGCGGCTTTGTCATCAAAGGATGATGCGTCTTCGCCCTCAAGTACTCCGGCAAATGCGGCGGTACTTAAATCGTCACATTGCCACTCGAAGAATGTTCCTGTTGCGTTGCCCTTTTTAGCCATTGATACCAATGGAGTGGATTCCGGCTCCAACAAGGTGACTATATCGGTTAAATCCTCCCTGTTTCCGGCTACTGAATATGTTTTTGTAGATGCCATTTTTTATTAATTCCTTTTAAGTTTTATATAAGATTGATAGTCCGCCATAGATCCGGATTCTTCGTACTTTTTGTATGCCGCCTCCACAGCCTTCAGCTTTGCCGCTTGTGGAGTCTTCACCCTTGCCGTACCCGCCTCCGTGGATGCCACGGGCGATTTTGGTTTGGGTGCGGGTTTAGACTTTTGAGCGCTTCTTTCATTTATCGTATTCATACCCACCACCATTGCGGCCAGGGCATAATTAGCGTTTGGTAAATGATTGACCAACGGCCTGTAAAGCTTGTGGTCTTTTACGCTCATGAACAACTTGTAGTCAGCACTTTCAGGATCTCCAAGGAAATCGAAAGTTTGTAATGCCTGCTGATCAGAATTATTACGCTCTTCAATCCATTGCTTACGAGCAGGAGCATCCTTGCGAATTATTTTCTTCGCATTGGATCTTATCCTTTTTAAGTCATTCTTAGAGTAAGTCTTATCGCCATCCTTCAAGATATACTCATTTCCATCGTCATCGTACTGCACCTCATTATCAAGTCCATCCTCTGCCCACTCAATTAAAGTGTTTAGATTCTCAACCTCCTTCATGAGTGCTTGCTCATCGTTGACATTGTGTAAGGCATTATCTTTAAGGAACTCAGGAGTATCACTAGTTTGCTCGCTTTGGGCTTGCTCGGCTTGTGCCTGCAATGCTTCATTTTCTGCAAGTAGTGCTTTCTTCTGAGCGGTAAGTCTTCCAAACCGTTTGACCGCAGATGCATTCAGGGCCTTGGCTAGGTCGCGACTTTCCTCCTCTGACAAGTTGTCCAGGTCTATTCCATACTGTGAAAGAACATCCGAAGGATTTGGGGACGGCACATTTTCTGTTTCATCCGTTTCTTCGGCGGTAGGTTCCTCGGTAGCTTCTGCAACTTCCGCAGTTTCTTCAGCGGGTTCCTCTGCTTCCTCGGTTGGAGCTTCAGGTTCCGAATCGTTAGCTTGTTTTCTTTGAAGCAATTGCTCCGCAAATTCGGCCATCGAGACATTACCATCTGCTTTCGTTTCTGTTTCCACGGAATTTTCAGAGGACTCCGAGACAACCTCTTCGGTTAATGTTTCCATAATAAATCAAGGCAGTAGCCTAGTGTAGCAAAATGTAGTATATTGTCTTGACAAAGGCAATAAAAAACCCCCTGCGCTACCCCAAGCGCAGAGGGCAAGTCACTCCTTGGGATGAGCTAAAGCTTGTAGAAAATATCTAGTTCCTCGTCTATCGCTTCGAGTTTACCTGTGATGTAAAAGTGTCTGTTTGTGTCTGCGATGTTCTCAGGAGTCTGCAACGCCCGGATAGTTTCTTCACGCATACTTTCACGCATCTCAATATATCGCTTGAAGTTAGGGTCGTTTTTGAGAGCGGACAACGCTCTAATCGCATCCTCATGGTCTATTTCGTGGTTAGTTTTGCTCATTTACGCCTGACGGGTTTTACGCGCCTGCCCATTCCCACTTTACGCTTTTCCGCTTTCTTGCGGGCAAGCTGACTCTTGGACATTTCGCTTTTTGTTTTTGGGGTTTTCTTGGAAACTCTTTTGGTTGGACGGCAATATTCGTTCTTACCACCCTGTCCACATGGTTTACCACTACGGGTATCTTTCCACTTTTCGTCCTTCCATCTTTTTAAGGATGCGCCTTTTGCGGACTTCTTTACCTGACCTTTTGATTTGCGACACTTCGCAATCTGTTGGGACGCTCTAGCAGACGGGAATACTTTTACCCGTGCTTTTACTTTCTTATAGCATGCGTCCTTTGGCATCTTACCATTTCTTACAAGACCAATACCCTGCGGTTAATTTAGACTTCTTTTCATCGCACTTATGTCTTGCTCGGAAGGATTTACGCCGTGCGGGTATATTCTTTTTGATAGACATGCTAGGGTCACCGAATCGGACAAGACGAACTTTATCGCCCTCTTTAGCAAGAACAGCAAACTTCTTGGACTTACCGGGTGTCCTTTTCGGTTTATTATAACCACTAAAGCGTTCACCTCTGTGAGAGATACTCACTTCTTCTTACGCTTGACCATCTTCTTTCCGGTCTTCTTCGCATAAGCTTTAGCCGCCGCTTTACCCTTTGTGCCGTAACCGAATTTCTTCTTACCTACCATTGGCATAATATATGTCCCTTTCTAAGCCGCTTCTGTCTGAGCGGTTTGTCCGAATTGCGTGGGAGCCGCACCGAGTCTGCCGATAACAGCGTTCTGCTTTTGTGTAATCTGCATCTGACGCTGTTGCATATAATTCTGTATACGCTCCTGCAATGCCGGATCTTGTTGAGCTTTTTGTTGAATATCAGGTTGTGATAACCATTGTTGAAATACTTGCATCTTCAGTTCATGTGCATCCTGTGGACGAACATTTGGCGGTACTCCTGCCATAAGTTCAGCAATTGTCTGCCTCTCCTCATCTACCGCTTTCTGTGATGCTGTCTCCTTGGGGATCATAATCTTCTCAGATGCACCAGGCATGATCTGTCCGACTGCAAGCTGAAGCAGTCTTTCTGTATCCAAAGTGCCTGATCTATCCAAAGCAGGGGCAAGTTCTGCAATTGCTTTTACTCTCTCCAACATTTGTTCAGGATCTTGTGTTGCCACATCAAACTGTAAATAGAAGTCAAATCTTTCGCCTGGTCTGCCTTTACTAAACTTCTGTACATCTTGCATCCCGGTAACGCGGAAAAACTCTGCATCGGGTCCATACTGCTGATACAGTGTCCATACTTGGTCGATCACATACTTGAGGTGATTAAATACCTTATTGATGGTGGATTGCTGTTTATTCTGCGCTTCCACTCGATCAACGCCTGGAGCGTTATTACCCATATAGCGGTCGAATAATTCCTGTATATATCTTCGGACTTCTATATTTCCACCATCAAACCTTGGTGTATCTGCCCATCGAATCTCACCAGGTGTCCGATATGGCACACGCACTCCCGGACCCCATTTAGTTGGGGGTCTTCCGAGAGGGTGTTCAAGCGGGGGCAAAGTTGCTAATGATTGACGATCAATCATTGCATCTGTCTCAATCTTCGCTACCTGCTGAAGTGGTTCTCCCACTTCAGGGATTGAGCGGGATGAGTAAAGTCTCTTGCTTACATTCTCATATTTCGTAACCACGAATGGATACTTACCATGAGCATAATCCATAAGTTCATGCTTGGCATACAACTCAGGAATATCCGGATGAAAGATTGTGCAGTAAATACCGGGAACTCCATCCTCATCAAGCAGTCTTTGATAACAGTACACTATTCTAATAGTCTCATCGTCATCGCGGATTACCGCATCTTCCTGCCTAATGTTATACAGACTATTATCTGCCTGTGTAT